TGGATCAATACATCGAGCCGTTTTGCGGCTCGGCTGCCGTGCTGCTGGCCGCACCTCGTCCGGCGTCGCTCGAAGTCGTCTGCGATGCCTCGGGGTTCATCGCCAACTTTTGGCGCGCGGTGAAATATCAGCCGGCCGCCGTCGCCGAGTGGGCCGACTATCCGGTGTCGCACATCGACCTGGGCGCCGCGCATATCTGGCTGATGGCGCAGCGTGAGGCGATCGGCGCCGGCCTGCAGGACATCGAGTGGCCGGGGGACGCCAAGGCGGCTGGGCGCTGGCTACACGGTCAGTGCTGCTGGATTGGCTCCGGTTGGTGTGAGTGGGCAGGTTCCGCACGCCAGCGATGCGGGCATGGGCATCCAGGCCTTGGGGAAGGCGACGACGCCACCTCTGCGGGCATGGGCATCCAGGCCGTGGGGAAGGTGCCGCACGCCAGCGATGCGGGGAGGGGTTATGACCACCTCTTGACATCCTCCGGCCGCACCGCATGGCGGTGGCTGCACAAGCTCGCCGACCGGCTGGAGCGCGTCCGTGTGGTGCATGGCGACTGGACGCGCTGCCTCAACAACCACTTCGGCGGCGCCAGCACCGCGGTGTTCCTCGATCCGCCGTATCGGTCATACGAGCGGCTGTATGGTGATCAGGCGCCGGTTGCCGATGCGGTCGAGGCATGGGCGCGGGATAACGCGCATCTGCGGATTGCGCTTTGCGGCCATGCTGATGACTATGCCCTGCCAGGCTGGGATGCCGTGCCGTGGTCGCGCGGGCGGTTCACGTATTCAGGTAGCCAGACCACGGATCAGGAGTGCGTCTGGTATTCTCCGGCGTGCTTGCCGCGTCGCCAGGCCGATCTGTTCGCGTGCCTCGATCCCGAGGATGAGCGGGTAGCAAAAGCATTTTCGGCGGCCGCCGACTAGCGCATGAGCGACGTTCTCACCCGCGACACCGACGACAACACGTACGGCATCTCGCCTGATCCGATCGTGCGCGAGGCGCATCGGCGATTCGATCGCTGCCAGAAGTGGGAGGCCACCGCACGCCTGCGTTGGATCGATGACTATAAATTCGCCAACGGCGACAGCGACAACCACTATCAATGGCCGGACGAAATCTACGGCCAGCGCGAGAACGAGGCAGCACCGACGCTGACCATCAGCAAGGTGCGCCAGCACAACCTCCAGATCATCAACGACGCCAAACAGCGCAAGAGCAGCATCAAATACCGCCCGGTCGGCGATGGCGCCACCGCCAAGGCGGCCGAGGTGTACGAGGGCATCGTCCGTCACATCGAGAACGTGTCCAACGCCAGCGTGCATCGCGGGATGGCCATCGAATTTCAGGTGCAGGCCGGGCTGGGCTTCACGCGCGTCACCACCGACTATGAGCACGATAAGACCTTCGATCAGGAAATCTACATTCGCGGCATTCCCGATCCGTCCGCGTGCTACCTCGATCCCGACGCCGTGGAACTCGACGGCTCCGACGCGCGCTATGGCTTTGTGTTCGCCGACCGCCCGCGCGCTGCGGTGCTGAAGGAATACCCGCAGCTTGAGGGCAAGATCACCACGACGAACGCGGTCGATGGCAGCAGCGCCGGATGGGTGCGCGAAAAGACCGTGCGCGAGTGCGAATACTACGTGATCGTGGAGACCGAGGACGAGCTGCTAGGCAGCCCCGATGGCGATGTGATCCTGCGCAGCGCGATCAACGCCAAGCTGTTGCGCGAGTGGGAGGCGCAGGTCGAGGCGGACGGCGGCGAGCTCAAGCGCCGGCCCGTCGTCACCAAGCGGCTCAAGTGGTACAAGATCATCGGCGATCACGTCGTGGACGAGAAGGACCCGCCTGGCCGTTCCGTCCCGATCGTGCCGTGGATCGGCGAGCAGACCGTCATCGACAACGTGCTCGACCGCAAGGGTCACACCCGCGCGCTGAAGGATGCGCAGCGGATGTTGAACTACAATCGCAGCGCGAGTGTCCAATACGGCGCGCTACAGGGCAAGATGCCGTGGATGGGCTCGGCGCGGGCTATCGAGGGATACGAGACATACTGGCAGACCGCGAACCGCGAGAACCACGCGATCCTGCCGTACAACGACGTTGACGAGAACGGCCAGCCGATCGAGCGGCCAACGCGCGTTGAACCGCCGGCATCGGCGCCTGCTTTCATCGAGGGGGCGACGGCGGCAGAGCGGGACATGATGATCGCCTCCGGCCAGTATGAGGCCGAGATGGGCGCCCCGAGCAACGAAGTTTCCGGCCGAGCCATCAATGAGCGCCAGCGCCAGGGCGACCGCGCGACGTACCACTTCACCGACCAGCAGGCCATCGCCATCCGCCGCGAGGGGCAGATCCTGCTGGAACTGATCGCCGAGGTGTATGACACCCGCCGTGTCAAGCGCATCCTGGGCGAGGACGGCACCGAGGACAGCGTGACCATCGACCCGCAATGCCAGGGCGCCTGCCAGGTCACCGAGAACGGCGTGCTGTTCAACCCGCGTGTGGGGCAGTATGCGGTCGTCTCGGATGTCGGGCCGGACTACGCGACGCAGCGGCAGGAGGCATTCCAGGCGATCGTGCAGATTCTGACGCAGGCGCCGCAGCTTATCGACCGTGTGGGCGATCTGCTGTTCCGCGTGGCCGACTTCCCGCTGGCCGACGAGATGGCCGAGCGGCTGAAGCCGGGCCTGTCGCCCGAGGCGGCCAAGGCGGTTGATGCGTTGCAGAAGCAGTTGCAGATTGCGCAGGCGGCTGGCGCGAACGCGCAGCGGCTGCTGTCCGAGGCGATGCAGTCTCTGACCGAGGAAAGGCTGAAGAGCAAGGCGCGGGATCAGGAGGCGGTGATCGACGCCTTCGATGCCGACACCAAGCGGCTGAGTGCGCTGAAGGATGCGCTGCCGCTCGATCCGGTGGCGTTGCAGGCGCTGATCCGCGAGACGGTGCGGCAGGCGTTGCAGGACAATCTCGGGCCGGCGGTGATGTCGGCGCAGCCGGGCTTGCAGACGCTGGCGGCGGGTGGTTCGCTGCCGGGTGCGACGGGCGCGGTGCCGATTACCGGCACGCCTGGAGGCCCGGCGCATCCGCTGGTGCCGAATGTGGGGCAGCAGGCGGCAACGCCGGGAGGGGCGTGATGGACGTGTCAGAGGATTTGCGGCTGACTGCCAATGAGATAGCGGTCGAGGTGATTGACGCATTCTCTGCACTGCACCCGTCAATTCGGATGAACCGGGACGAATGGGCAGACTTGGCAGAGATGATTACGCGCGAAGTTCTTGGCTCGTTTTGTCCGTCTGAGGTGCGCCTGAACGGTGACGCGCAGCGTGCCAGGGATTTGTTGGGACAGGATCGCGCGTGATGGAGGTCAACCGCGGCACGCTGACACTGCTGCACGCACGAATGGAGGAGGGATTGCGCTGCTTCTCCGAGGCGCTGGCGCAATTCGCCGATGAACTTGACGCGGGCGCTGATCCGCATGTGGTGGCCGTGATGCTGCGGCAGTTCTCGGCCGAACTCGACAGGGTGACACGCTGATGCCGTTGACCAAGAAGGGCGAGACCGTGAAGCGCGCGCTCGACAAAGAATATTCTGACCGAGGCGAGAACGTGCTGTATGCGATGATCAATTCCGGCAAGCTGAAGGGCGCCGAGAAGGCGAAGCCCAAGGCGAAGGGCGGTAAGCGGTGACCGACGAACAGGCTGCTGAGGTTCTGACGCTGCTGCGCTCAATGGCAGATAGTCTGCGTCATATCGCCAAATCCCGCACGATGCTGGTGGCCGATGATGACGGTCGTGGCAATATCACGGTGCGTCCACTGCACACCGAGCGCGACCCGGCCAAGGCGGTGGAACTACTGAACCGCGATGGCTGACGACGGCAATCTCCTGAGCTACAGCGGCGCGTTCGGCGTGCCGGCAACGGATGCGTCGCCCGATAACGTGCTGGCGGCTCCGGCGCCGCAACCGCAGACGAGTGCGCCCACGCCAACCCCTGTGGCGATGCCACACGCCACGCCGGCCGGCCCCGGCAGCATGACGCGCAGCGAGCTTGAGGGCGGCCCACCGGCCCCTGGCACGCCCGGTGCGGCGGTCGCACAGCGCACGCACGACTTCTGGGCCTCGCAAGGCTACACCGAGCCGCAGATTGCCGGCATCATGGCTGGCGGCCCAGGCTCCGAGAGCAACTTCACGCCGACCGTGTTCGGCGACAAGGGCACCAGCTATGGGCTGTATCAGCACCACGGCCCGCGCCTGACCAATCCGCAGGGCACTGGCCTGTTCGACCGCTACGGCCCGAACCCGACCGAGGATCAGCAGCACGCGTACGCCGCGTGGGAGATCTCGCCGCAGGGACCGTTGGCGAAGGTGGGCGAGCAGTTGCGCGCGGCCAAGACGGCGGCGGACGCGGCGACGGTCTGGACCGGCGGCTTCGGCGTGCCAGCCGACAAGACGGAGATCGGGCGCCGGGCGCGCGGTGCAGATCGGTATGTCGGCCTATACAATGGCGGTCAGCCGGCCGGGCCCGTTCAGGTCGCAGCGACCACAGCAGCCCCCGTTGCGCCGGCTCCTACCGCACCCGCCACGCCACTGAACGGTCTGTCGTCGCTGAACAACCTGTTCTCGCCTGAGATGTTCGCCAAGCTGAACCCGTTGCAGAAGATGGCCTACGTGCAGCAGTTGCAGCAGCTATTCGCGCCGAAGCATGCGGCTGGGGCCCAGGCCGGCGGCGGTGGGCCAGGCGCGGGCGGCGTGGATGCGAGCATTCCGATGTCGGGGATGCGGGGCTGATCGGTGTCCGACAACCCGCTGTGGTCTGGCTGGCCTGCCAACACGCTATCCTCGGGCGTCCGGCGTGATCCGCAGGCGCCAGTGAACACGCTGGCGAGCCTGAGCGCGCCGAATGGCGTCGGCCCGGCCGATGCCTATGCGTTCAACGCGCAGGCGGCGCAGGATTGGCTTGACCAGCAGCGCGCCATCTCGGCGCAGCAGGGGTTGTGGAACGATCAGACTGGGTTGCCGACCGGCGCGGGCGTGGTGGATGCGGCGCGGCAGTATGCGGGCGGTCTGCTGATGGGCAGCACGGCGCCGGGGATGAAGGGCATTCGTCTCGCGAAAACCGAAGTCGTTCCTGGCGAGACTGAGCTTGGTCAGCAATACGACGTTCATGTGAACCCAGGCGCTGGACGGCTCAAGCAACTGCTGAACCAAAGCGACGGATCGGTGCGCGTCTCGCCTGGCGGCCACGATGTTGCGGTTGCTGACGCCTCCAAGGCGACGCATTCGGACATTGAGATGGCGCTGATGGACAGCGACCATCCGATGCTTGGGCAGATGGACCCGGAGGGCGTCGAGCAACTCGGTCTGATCCTGCGCGGCACGAAGGGCGATCCGCAGCCGGGCGCCGGCCGCGTGGGCGACTGGAACGTGGCGCTGCACAGCGCGAACAACGGGCCGACGATACCGCCGGCAGAATGGCCGGAGGGCTTGCGCCGGGCGGTTGGGTGGCAGCAGGCGCAGGCCGTGCCTCAGCAGACGCCTGGCTTTATCGCCTATCACGGCTCGCCGCGCAAATACGCTGTGCCGCTGTCGATGCTCTCCGGCGTCGGCCACGGCATCGTCACCAGCAGCGACGCCGAGGAATGACATGCCGCTGAACGTCCACCGCCTCGTCGCCAAGACGGCACGCACCATGGCCGAGGAGCTGTGGGAGGTCTACGCGCGCGACAACGTGGTCTATCGCCGCATGCGTGCCGAGGGCCGCGTGACGGAGAAGGCGGCGCGGCTGCTGTTCGTCAATCAGGTCATGCCGAAGCTCTACGAGGACGCGCGGCAGGCGCTGACGACGATGCTGGCGCAGCCCGACGACGTGGTGGCGGTCAGCGTCAAGAACGAGATCGCCGAGGCGCTGATCCTCGACAACCCGCACCGCGCGAACCGGCTCGTGCATCGCGAGGCGGCGGTCGTGCCGAGGCATTTGCACTGAGCACGCTGCTGGCCGATCTGCCCGTGTCCTGGCGCTGCAAGTGCGGGCATCTGAGCTTTCGCCACCACGAGCACTGTGACCGCTGCGGCGAGGCGCAACCCGCGCCCGTGATCGCCGAGCCGAGCGACAAGGCACGACCCGAATAGGAGGCGACCATGAGCGACCAACCAGGCATGTCCCACGACGAACTGATCGCATCACTGCGATTTGACATGGCGGCAACGGCTGCCGAGCGGAATGCCGCGGCGGCGGCGGGGCGCAAGTCCGCGGCCGATCTCGCGGCCGAGCGGACGCAGCACGAGATAGCGGCGGCCGAGGTGGTGCGGCTGGAGGAGGCGGCGAAAGCCGCGTCGATGCCAGATGCACAGATCCGCGCCGGGCTGCACGCGGTGCGCGTGAAGCTGTTCGGCGCATAAGGAGCGACCATGCTGGACGACGACGACACGCTGGCCACCGAAGAGCCGCAGGACGGCGCGCAGCTGGCAGCGGTAACGGAGACGCCCGCGCCGGCCGAGGGCGCCACAGCCGCGCCAGAGGGCCAGGACGCGGGCGGTGAGGCAAAGCCTGACGCGACGCCCAAGCCGCGCCAGGCCGATCGCCGGTTCGCACACCTACAGGCCCGCACGTCCGAGGCCATGCGCCGCGCCGAGGAAGCCGAGCGCCGGGCCGAGGCCGCGGAAGCGATGCTGCGTCAGGCGCAGAACGGCGGGACGCAGCAACAGCCCGCGGCGCCGACCGATCGGGCCGAGATCGTGGCCGAGGCGCAACGCCTGGTCGCCGAGGAGCGGGTGCGCGAGCGCCGGCAGGCGGTGATCGACGGCGGCGTGAAGGATCTCGGCGCCGAGGTGTGGAACGAAAAGACTGCCATGCTGCACAGCATGGGGGCGCTGGCACGGCCGGAGTTCATGGAGGCGCTGGTCGATATCCCCGATGCGCACCGGCTTGTGGCGGCGCTGGCGGACGATCCGGATCAGTTGAAGGCATTGCTGGACAAGCGCCCGGCGGCAATGGCGGCGAGCATGGGGCGCATGGCAGCGGAGTTGAACGTGGCAGACGCACCGAAACCGAAAGAGATCAGCCGCGTGGCGCCCCCGGTCAGGCCGGTCGGCGCGGGGCGTCCGACGCCGGCGCCGGACCCGGCGAAGATGACGACGCAGGAATACATCGCCTTCCGCAACCGCACCGCGCCGAAGAAGCTCGGCGGACAGGGGCAGGCCGCGTAACGTTATCCGACGACGGAACCGGGAACTCCGCAAACCCGAGCGGCTACGCCTACCGATCGTGCGCGCGACTACAGGCTCATCCCACGAGAGGCAATCCGACCCGCCAAGAACTCGCGAGTGAGGCGGTTCAGTTTTGTCCGACGCTTGAGGCAATGCCTCGCGTCCGTGGAGACGATGCGACATGGCCACTTATCTCACGATTTCCCAAGTTACTGCTGAAGCCACACGCCTGTGGAAGAACTCCAACGCGCTGCTGCGGAATATCGAAACGCAGTACGACGACCAGTACGCGAACACCGGCTGGAAGATCGGCTCAGCGCTTCGTCTGCGCCTGCCGGTTGACTTTACCGTCCGAACCGGCGCCGCGGCGTCCGTGCAGGACATCAACGAGACGTTCACGACGCTGACGCTTGCCACGCAAAAGGGCGTGGATATGTCGGCCGGCACGCTCGATCTCACCTTGTCGATTGATATGTTCGCCGAGCGCTACATCGCGCCCGCGATCAACAACCTCACCGGCGCCGTCGCGGTCGATGTGGTGTCCGGCGTAGATGGCGGCGTCTGCAACTACGTGGACAACGAGGTCGCGTCCGCGATCGTCACACCGACCAGCAACACCATCCTGACGGCGAAGGCGATCCTCGACACCAACAGCGCGCCGACCATGAACCGGCGCCTGATGGTCGATCCCTACACCGACAGCCGCGTGACCGGCGCCCTGGCCGGGCTGTTCAATCCCGCGACGACAATCAGCGATCAGTATGCATCGGGCGCGATCAAGAACGCGCTCGGCTTCGACTGGCTGGCGGATCAGACGGTGCTGAAGCACACGTCCGGCACGTTCACGGCCGGGACAGTGAATGGCGCGTCGCAGACCGGCACCACCATTGTGACGAACGCCATCACCGGCACGCTGGCGAAGGGCGACATCATCACCCTGGCCGGCGTGAACGCGGTCAACCGCATCACCAAGGGCGACACCGGGCGGCTGCGGCAGTTCGTGGTAGTCACGGCGGCGGCGTCCGGCGCCACGTCGCTGACGCTGTATCCGGCGATCATCCCGCCGTCCGGCGGCAATCAGGTGCAGTATCAGACCGTCACCGCATCGCCCGCCAACTCGGCGACGATCCTGCTGCTCGGGCCGGCAAACACGACCTACATCAAGAACGTCGCGTTCGTGCCCGAGGCGCTGACGCTGGCGACCGCCGATCTGGTGCTGCCGAAGAACACCGAGGCGGCACGCGCCGAATACGACGGCGTGTCGATGCGGATGCTGACGCAGTATTACGGCGGCACAGATCAGGAAGTAACCCGGCTTGACGTGGTATACGGATACCTCTTTATTAGGCCGGAATGGCTCGTTGCTATTGCAGATAGCGTGAACTAGTTCGGTAGGCTCCGGTTATATTAGGCCGGAGCCTATCTCTTACTTAGCGGGGCATCATGAGCGGATCAGGACAGGCGGATTTCCTTAGATCAGGAGGCCCCATGCAAGGGGTGTTATCCGCGAAATACGAGAATGGCGAACTCCAGCGCGACTACGTATTCCACGAATACCCTAAGCTTTTGAGGGTATCCCGTGGCGTGCAGCACTTCGATCACGCCACCGAGGTCATCCGCGGCAACGCGACGATCGTGCGCGACTGGTCCGAGGACCGCGAGGTGTTCGAGGAGATCATCGTCAATTCCGAGGCCGAGGAGGAGGCGGTGCTGGCCGGCGGGCAGACCGAGGGCCAGATCGAGGAGCACCGGCAGTCGCTGATCGTGCAGGCGAAGCAGCGCGGCGTGCAGGTCGATCCGACCTGGGGCGTGGTGCGGTTGCAGCGCGAGTTGGGCGCGGCGCCGAGCAGCGAGACCATCGACGTGATGCGCGCCAAGATCGCGGATCTTGAGGAGAAGGCGGCATTGCGTGCCCGCATTGCCGAGCTTGAGGCGGCGATGGCGGGGCGTGCGCCGGTTCTCCCCACGGTGAGTGCCGATGATCCCGAGGAGCTACGCGCGCAGCTTGTGTCGCTCGGCGTCGAGGTCGATCGCCGCTGGGGCCTGGCACGGCTTCGGCAGGAACTGGACGCAGCAACCGCACCAGGGAGGTAAGCATGTCAGAGCATCAGGGTATGACGTTTCCGGCCGCGCCGTTCGCAGAGTGGCCGAAGCACATCGCGCGCAGCGACGGAACGACGATCACCGCGAGCGGCCCGGCCGAGGTCGAGGAGTTCCTGAAAGGCGACGCCGACGCACTCGCCGCGCACAAGGAAGCCGAGGCGATGGCCGAGCAGGCGCGCAAGATCGAGGCCACCCGCGCCGCCGCGATCCTCAAAGCCAACAGCGACGCCGATGCCGCGCACGCCAAGCTGCTGACCGCCAAGGAGGACAAGGCCAAGGCCGACGCCGAAGCCGCTGCCAAGGCAGCCGAGGCCCAGGCGAAGAAGGACGCCGATGCGGCCGAGGCCCAGGCGAAGAAGGACGCCGATGCGGCCGAGGCCCAGGCGAAGAAGGACGCCGACGCGGCCGAGCCGAAGCCGGCAGCGCCGCCAAACGCCTGATGCGTCTCTGCCTCGCCGCTGCCGTCGTCGTGGCCCTGCTGCCGCTCCCCGCGGCGGCACAGAACCTCGATGGCCTGCCGCCGGTCGGCGTGCCGCCTGCGCCCGCGCTCTCCGGCACCGATATCGTGCCGGTTTGCCAGGGCGGCACAGCGGGCGTGCCAGGCACTTGCACGGTTCGGCGCACCACGGTGTCGGCGTTCACGGCGCTAATTTCAGCTACGTCGTTCTCGTCGCCGCCGCCGATCGGTAATGTCGCGCCGAACACGGGCGCGTTCACCGCGCTGTCAGCGACCGGCGATGCCACCATCGGCGGCACGCTTGGGGTGACGGGGGCGACGACGCTGAGTGGCGGGGGAACGCTATCTGGCAATTTCCTCGGACTGCCTACCTTTATCCAAAAGGTAGCGTTTAACGCACCCATAAGTCTGTCCTCGGCGGTGGCGTTCTCTGGTGCCTCAGGCACGCCGACGAATGCGAATACCGGGCTTCTACAAGCCGTAACGCTCAGTGGTTTCGCCTCGGATGGCGGCCCGATGGACGCGAACTTCCAGCGCGTCGTTTATACCGGCACCAACGCCAATGGGTTCAGTGCGTTCCGGCTTGCGGGATCTGTTACCGGCGGCTTTGGCGCCGGGGTTGCTGTCGAAGCGACCTCGGACAATCTCGGGTTTTCTGGCACCGGAGTGCCGGCTTGGGTGACGGGCACTGCCTATGCCGTGGGGCAGGTGGTGAAAAGCGGCACGTCAACGATGCGCGCGACGACTGCGGCGACATCTGGCGTGACGCCGCCGAATTGCTCGATCTCGGTTTCGACCTGTTCCGACGGTGCCGTGTCGTGGTCCTATGTGAACGAGATATTCAATACGCAGCAGTTGATTGGCCTGCTCGCACGCTCCAACGCGCTGACCAATTACGGCGGCACGGCAGGAGGTGGCATCGGCAACGTGTTCGGCGTGAACAGCCTTGCCGGGTGTAAAACCACCTTTCTGGCGTCGTGCATCGGCTATGAGAACGATTTTGGCATTTCCGCCGGGAACAGTGCCTATGAACGAATCGGCGAGCAGATCGTTATCAGCCAGGGAAGTTCGGTTCAGGGCAGTGTCGTAGATGTTGGCTGGCGTATTGGTGCGCAGGCTGGCTCAGCGCCGTTGGATTTCCTGATGTCCTGGGGCACGCCGAACAACCCGGCAGTGATCCAGCCAACGGGTTACGGTCTGCGGGCCTATCCGAGCGGCGGCGGGACTGGAACGCCCAGCCTGATGGCGGGGGCTGGGGCGGTTGATCTCACCGAGTTCTCCGCCAGCGGCGCAGGTGTGTTTGGCGGCGGCTTCCTGTTGCGCGGCCCAAATTCGCAATTGCTTGGCAACGGCGATGTGCAGTCGGGGCCAGCGGTGTTGCACACCACAGCTACCGGGGCTTCGCTCGATGCCGGCGTCTGGCACATGACGGGTGTGGCGCTGGTCAGCGGCGGCACCGGCTGGACCTGCACCGGCAAATGGGCTGACGGTGCGGATGGTAGTGTCGTTCAGATCACGTCGGTTCTCGGCGGCGCCGTGACTGGTATTTCGCTGGTGCTGGGAGGTTGGGCCAGCACGCCACCAGCAAATCCCGTGACCTTCACGCCAGAGCAGCAATGTGGCGCACCGTCCACGTCCGGCTATAGCACCCCACCTTCGTCGTTCACCGTGAA